CTTTACGAGTAACAGATCATGGCAACAACTATTTCTGGAACCGCTGGCGTAACCTTCCCCGCAGGTGGCCTTGGCAACCCAGCCGGTGCGGTGGTGGGTACTACCGACACGCAAACGCTGACGAATAAAACGCTGAGTACAGGCTTGGTGATGGGCGTAAGTGCTATCACTTCGGGTACTGCGGTTGCTTCTACGTCAGGTACTTCGGTTTCATTTACCTCCATACCTAGCTGGGTAAAACGTATTACCATAATGTTTAATGGTGTAAGTACAAACTCAACAAATGTTATGCAGCTTCAAATTGGTAGTGGATCAATTGACATAACTGGATATTCTGGATCGTCTGGAACTCGCGGTGGCGAATCTTTTAGCAGCACAGGGTTTAACTTAAACAGAGGGCAAACTGCGGCGGTTAATGGTTATGGTATGACTGTATTGACTACTTTAGGATCAAATATCTGGGTGCAATCTGGAACATGGGCAAGTTCTGCAACTGATGCACCTTCTTTTTCTGCTGGCGGTAAAACTTTATCTGGTGCATTAGATCAATTACGCATTATTGCAAGTGCAACCGGATCGCCATCTGACACCTTTGACGCTGGCAGCATCAACATCCTGTACGAATAATGAACGCCCCAGAAATTGATCCCGTCAAATATGGAGTCCTTTGGCAGAAGGTGCAGGACTACGAGCGCCGGTTTGATGAGATGTCTGCAAAAATTGACAAGCTGGAGACCAACATCGACAAGCTGGTAGAGATGGCAAATCAGGGCAAGGGATCGTTCTGGGCTGGCATGGTTATGGTGTCCGCTTTTGGTAGCGTGCTGGGCTATCTAAGCCATTGGCTGGGCAAAAGTTGAAATGGGTAATTGCTGTTGTATTGATCACCGTACCAGCAAAGTTTGTTTGCGTGAAGTGGTATTGGACGGGCGACGTATTTGAACGTAAGGTTTACTGCTTAAAGTGGGAGAAGGTGGACAAGTGAATGCTCGATCCGATTTCTATCACGGTGGCGATAGCTACGGCTCAGACCGTAGTGAACCAAATCAAGAAAGCAGTTGCGCTAGGCAAGGATGTAAAGTCTTTGTATGGTCAGTTCAGCAGCTTCTACTCGGCGGCAGATCAGGTTCACGCAGCCTCCGTCAAGGCACGAGTAGCGAGTATTCAGAAAAGCGATTCTCAAATAAATGCAGAAGCCTTGAAGATAGCGTTAGCGTCTAAGGCACTGAGAGATGATGAGCGGTACATAAAAGACTTGCTGTTTATGACCGGCAATGCGCCAGTCTGGGAAGAAATGATGGCAGAGCGGGTGCGTATGCACAAGGAACGCTCTGATATGGAAAGGACAATGCTGGAGCAAAAGCAAAAAGACAAAGAAGCTGCGGGTGCGGCCTTGATGAACTTCTTGTTGTTTATTGCAGCCATTGCGATGATTGTGCCTATTGGGGGCTTGGCTTGGGAATTCTTGATTAAGAGGGGTTGATGTGAACAGCACCATTAAGACAAAACTCACGTTTGCCGTGACCCTTATGGTCAGCTTTACCCTGTGCGTGGTCATCATTGGAATGGTAGCTGTGCTGATGGCGGGCTTGTTTGACCCGCTTGTAGACAACGCAGAAATCTTTAAACTCATATCCCCCGCATTCCAAACCATTGTCGGTGGCTTCATTGGGCTGTTGGCTGGCGTAAAACTTTCTCATGACGAGGGCGATGCTCCTCACTGCAAAAAGGACTGATATGTTTGATTTACTTGGTGGCGGTATCCTTGGCTCCCTGCTTGGGGGTGTATTCCGTTTGGCTCCTGAAGTTCTCAAATGGATGGATAAGAAGAATGAGCGGGGGCATGAACTACTCATGTTCAGCCAGCAGTGCCAGTTAGAGCAGCTACGCGGCCAGCAAAAGCTGGCTGAGATTGGAGCGCAACGCGAGGCTACGGTGGACGCTGGCGTGATGGAAGCGTTCAACAGCGCCGTGGAGCAGCAGACAGAGATGGTCAAAGCTGCTGGCGGTTGGGCTGCAAGCCTGTCCGCCTCGGTACGTCCTGTGGCTACCTACTGGATTTTGATGCTGTGGAGTTTTGCCCACATCTGGTTTGCGTGGACCGCATGGGCGGCTGGTGCGCCACCAGAGGCAGTGTTCAAGCTAATCATGTCCGCTGACTTTGCGGCGCTGGTATCTGGCACCTTGAACTACTGGTTCTTAGACCGTACCCTGGCCAAGCGTGGGCTATGAAGCTAGACATAGCCGCAGCGCTGTGCAAGCAGTTTGAAGGGTATAGGGGTAAACCCTACCTCTGCCCTGCGGGTGTCGCCACGATTGGTTATGGCAGCACTTATTACGCTGACGGGCGTAAGGTGGCGTTGACAGACGCGCCTATGTCTGAGCCGGACGCTGCGGCGCTGTTGCTCCAAGAGTTGCACCATACTTACTTACCTGGCGTCTTGCGCCAGTGCCCCATCTTGCTGACCGATGAGCGCAAGTGCAACGCCATTGTGGACTTTGTGTACAACTTGGGGCTGGGACGGCTTCAGACTAGCACGCTCAAGCGCAAGATCAATCAGCAGGATTGGGACGCCGCCCAAGAACAGCTAATGCTGTGGACCAAGGGCGGCGGGAGGGTGCTGCCAGGGCTGGTTAAGCGTCGGGCCGCTGAATCTGCCTTATTAGCTTCATAGCGTCCTTCAGATCGCCCCGCAATTGCTCGATAGCGTCTTGCTGGGCCTGTAGGCGCAAGTAAGCATCCAAAGCAAATTTAGCTAGGTTTTCGTTGGTCCAAGCGGCAAAATTAGGCGTATCGTTCATAGTGGTTTTGGTTGGTCGGGCGGTACAGGCACGGCAATGTATACAGCACGCCACATAGTGCCTTTGTAGCCTTTGCTTCTAGCCGTTTTCTCCCAGCGGTCTATGTACACGTCGGGCATACTAGGCAGCGCTTGGCGCACAGTGTCACGGTGCAGGCCGGTCAAAGCGCTAATGACGACAAGGGTGGTGCCGTCAGGCATCTTTCTAAGCGCCTCGCGGATGTCGGCGTGGGTTGACTTACGCATTGCGTTTCTTTAGCCTAGCTAAGCACCATGCAACACCTTGGTCAAAAGTGTCAGGCATATCTTCAATTTCTTTCCAATCAGCATCCGTCAGCCCTACCAACGGGCGCTGCGCTGCCTTCTTGCCATCGTAGTACCCGCTTTGGTACGCAATTGTTAGTGCATCGCCGTACACCTGTGTATCGTCATCATCATCCATTGTTTTTCTCCTTCAACTTAGCCGATACAGCCAAAGCAATAGTTATGAAGTCAGCAAAATCAATTTCTGCTTCTGTTGCGTCTGCTATTCGTGATACACGCCACCAGTTAAACCATTCAATACCCCTTGGCTCTACCCACGGGCGCTGTGTTGCGGGTGCGTAATACAAATTAACGTCACCACTGCCCTTCGGCGGCGCGTTGTTTGTTGTCCATGTGTGTGAGTCCCAATGCATGACTACATCAGGCTCTTGCGCTGGCTGCGCTGCTTTCTTGCCATCGTAGTACCCCAATTGATACGCAATTGTTAGTGCATCGCCGTACACCTGTGTATCGTCATCATCATCCATTGTTTTGCCCCATTGTTCGCAGTTGTGTACGCTTTTAAGCCCCATCGCATGCGCCACGGCTCGGTCAAGTGCGGCTCCTGTCAACTTGGTCATGTGTTCTCCTTTATGCCGTGGGCGGCTTCGATGGCTCGGACTGCTGCAATAAATTGAGCCTCCATGCTGTCGTCTTCGCCTTCTGGGACTTCAGGCTTATTCCACCAAAACTTCCAGATTTCATCATCAGTCAGCGGCACAGGTTGCACAGGCGCTGGCTGTGCCAATGCTGCTTGCCATCCTGCCCATGCCCAATACACAGGTGTGCCTTCAATACATGGGTTAGTGCTGTCATCGTAGTCACTACCCCACCAGTCATTAAATGCATCTTGCTCTAGCTTGTCCTGCGCCGCAGTTTTTTTGCTTTTGAATCCAGTCATGTTGTTCCCCTTGCTCTGATGGCGGCGGCGTAATCCATGCCTTGGTGTATGCCGCCAGTGACAAACTCTTCTTCACCCCATTCGCTGAAGCCACGCTTGCCCTTGCCAACCCAAACTTGGTTTGTTTCGCAGAACTTCGCACATTTCTCACGCTCGTCGGCACGGGCTGCTGCTTCTACCAAGGCGGCAAAGGCTTCTAAGTGATGAATAAACCTAGCGCGGTCTTTACCCATGCCGTAATACACCAAGCCCGATTCGTTTGAAAGTTCAATAATGTTCATAGCTTCCCCAATCCCCACAAGACAAGCAGCGTAGCTAACACCACCAACACCAGCGCGACTATGAGTTCCTTAACGCTGGCAAACACTTCGTCTGCTGGGTTCGGGTCATGC